GGGGGGTGTATGAGAAGTGGCAGTTGATTAGCTCTCACACATGCAGGAGGAGCTTTGCAACGAACTTATATCTGATGAACTTTCCAACGCTTTCAATAATGAAGATCACAGGACACACCACAGAGGCGAGCTTTCTGAAGTATATCAAGGTAACTCCGAAAGAACATGCAGAGAAGTTATTAGCACACTGGGAGGCATATTATAAAGATAAAAGGTAACAAAAGACAAATAAGTAAAGGAGGTTTTTAGACCTCCTTTTTTTGTTGCTCCTTGCCTTCATATTGCTCCTTGAGTTGCAGAGTGTCATATTCCTTGCGGACGAGGTGCTCTATTAGGTTCGCTTGGGACATTCCCTTTTTCTCAGATAATGACTTGAGAATAGCCATGAACTCCTCAGAGGCTCTCAACTGAAAGACTTTTGTTTTTATACGTGCCATAATTATTTTTTTTGCAAAGATACATATATAAATTTATGTATATATGATTGTAATTACATTTAACATTGCAACACATGAAATTTATATATTTCTTAACTAATTGTAATTACAAAAAGTATTACCTTTGCAATGTCAAAAGATAAGTAATAACATTAAAACAAATAAAAAAATGAACGTAGTACAAACATGGACAAAGGCTTTGAAAGCAAAAGCCCGCAAGAAGTTGTTAGAGATATACAACTGTTACGAGCCAAAAAAAGTGAAGTTTATCAAAAATGTAATCTTTCTTCCTAATGGACGAGCACGAAAGATAGGTTACCAGCACGATTATTCTTACTGGGCGTGGTAATACCTTAAAGCCCTGAGCAAGGCGCAAAAAGGCTCAATTTTTCAAATATTAATCATTAAATATAGAACCTATGACAACTATTAATACATTATCAGAAATCAACTTTGATACCACTCTCAAAGTAGCAAAAGTAAGGGGCGGGTATGCTATTGTTAGCGGCTACAACAAGTTAAGTAAGGCGTTTAAAACAGAAGCTCTCGCGCAAACTGAACTTGAAAAAAACGGCTCTTTCTATGCTTATTGGGCTAAGAGTGCAAGTGCATCAATTGTCAATGCCTATGGGGCTGGTCTAACTAAGAAGATATACATATAATACCTATCAAAATGAAAGTAGAAACCAAATACTCAATTAATCAAAAAGTCTATTTCCTACATGAAAATAGAATAAAAAGCGGTGAAATTGCAGTCATAGAAATTCACTTAGTAGCTTATGATAATAGTATCAGCATTACTTACAAAATATTTAACTATCAAAATAACACATTTAATGAAAGTGAAATTTTCAGCAGCAAAGAAGAATTATTAAACTATTTAGCTAACAATTAAATTAATTGAATTATGACATTGATGATTAAACCAGAATTGAACCTTACTAATCAGATTGCAGATAGATACTATATCAGTACCATGTATGATTGTGATAGTAAATGCTATAAGACCACGGTAACAGATATTAGAAACTCTAACACTCTTTTTGAGCAAACCACTACCAGCTATAGAATGGCACAAGGTAATCATCAGAGAGCAATAGAGCGATTTGTGAATGAATGCAACAAGGAGAGAGCGGAGATTGTATATGAGTACGTGTATGCGGGTTCTTACTCTGTACGCACAAGCATTCCTCTCAAAGGACAAGGCATTAGCAAATCAGAGCGTGTAGAGGGGCTGTACTTTGTAACGAGCAAAGCTCTTGAAAGATTAAAAAAACAGCATAAATGCGTATGCAATATGGATTATGCTATTTAGTTAATTTCTTTAAGAGAAAGTTTAACACTATTAGACATAAAAATTTCCTTGAAAAACAGAAAAGCGTACCATGGTAAGTGGTACGCTTTTTCTTTTTAATTAATGTATAACCCGCAACCTTCCTAAAGATTACATCTTTAGGTTAATAACAGTGCAAAGGTAACAAATATCCTTATATAATAGTGCTAATTATTGTTAGCACTATTATAGTCAGGCATTATGTAACTTTGTAGCATGGAATTGAAGTTTAGCACATACAATGAGAAGGGTGATGTTAGCCGTGTAGATAGTGAGAAAGGCATTATCTATGGGGTAGCATTGGCGAATATGGGGTTGAACAAGAATGGTTACTACTTCTCAGAGCGGTTCCTTGGTGAGTTGAAAGACTTTGGCAACAAGAAAGGAGAGATAAAGGCTCGGTTTGAGCACCCATCCTTTACAGGGGGGTCTTTTGGTTCATTTATTGGAAAGTACAAGAATTTCAATGTAACAGAGGGGCGGTTGATTGGTGATTTGTACCTTGCTGAGATAGCAAGAAAGACAGAGGTAACAGGGAGAGGTATTAGCTTATTTGACTATGTTATTGGAATGGCTCAAGAGTGTCCAGAGATGTTTGGAAACTCTATATATGTGGAAGCTGAGATTGTAGATGAAATCTACAAGGAGGGAGATAAAGAGCTTGTAGGTATGGGTTTGAAACTCATAGATTGGGTAGCCTCCGACTTGGTAGATGACCCAGCAGCCACGAATGGGCTTTTTTTCAATAGACAACCTAATAATAATAAAAACAAATTGCATATGAATAAAATTGTTAAGGAGCTTTTGGCTTTTATGACAGACTTTAAAAAGAAAGTCAGTGAAGCGAAAGTATTTGATGTAGATTTGACCTTAGCTAATGGTGATATTATCACCGTGGTTACAGAGGGAGAAAGCCCAGCGGTGGGTGATGAAGTGAAGAAGAAGACCTCAGAGGGTCAGAGCGATGAAAGTGCTTTGTCGGACGGGGAATATCTTTTGAAAGATGAAAGCACCCTTGTAGTAGAGGGCGGACGGATTAAGGAAATCCGAGAAAAGCAGGAGGAGACGGAGAAGGTAGATGAGGAGTTTGCCAAGACGGTAACAGACTGCTTGAAGGCGGTAATGGACAAGGTAGAGGGTATCTCTAAGGAGTTTGAGCGAATGAAGAAGACAGGGAGCAGCTTCTCTTCAGAAGACCCAAGGGGTAAAAGTCAGGAGCCTGCCAATGGTAGCAAGAAACGCAGCTTTGAAGAATTGAAACAGTTGTATGATAAATTGAAGTAAGAAAGGAGGAAAGAATATGGCAACAGCAATAAAAGACTTTATTAAAGAGCCAGCGAGGGTCAAAGAGTACATCAGGGACATTAAGGACTTGTTGGAGGAGCGCTCGTTGGGATTAGCCGGCATTAAAGAGGCTATGACAGTAGTAGAGAATGTAACAAAGGAGACTGAGTTCGGCTACTACGGACACACAGAAGGGGTTACTCGCAAGGATACAGGTTGTGGTATGGCAGCAGTGCCTTTTAGCATTCCTGTACGTACTGGGTGGTGGGATCCTAAGGCATTGAGGGTTAAAATTAAGCAGTGTTATGCAGACTTTGAAAAGTCTATCCTACAATGGTGCAATGTGAAGGGGATTGATAAGATCCATATAGATGGCGACCAATTCGTTGTATTTTTGGCCAGTCAGTTGGAGAAGACCATCAATGCAGACTTTAATAAGTTTGCTTTCTTTGGCGATACTCAAGCGAGCAATGTGGGTTCAGGTTCAGGGAATGAGGAATTGACCGTAGGAGTAGAAAAGGAGAACTACAATGTATTGAATGGGCTATTTGCCTCCTTTCAATCATTTATCACCTCTGACCCAAGTAAGAGGGTAACCATCAATGAGAATGCACAAGCCACTTTTGCTGCTCAGAAGGCATTGGCTCGTGATACAGCCTTTAAGGCATGTACAGAGTTATTGGACAAGGCAGACGGTTTAACCTTTGCAGATGGTTCAGAGCCTATCTTCCTAATGACATACTCTATGGCAAAGAATTTGTCTCGTTATCTTAGAAGTGAGTACAAGAATGAGGAGACACTCACTAAGATGGAGAGTGGTTATGAGACAATGACCTTTGAGGGCTTTAAGGTGGTTACACACCGCTGGTTTGACTACATCATACAAAGGGACTTCTCCAATGGTACGAAGTGGCACAATCCTCATCGTATTATTCTGCTTGACAAATCAGAATGCCAGTTAGGCGTGGATAGCTTGGGTTCATTGAGTAATCTTGATATAGAGTACATCGGAGGAGATGATGAGCATGTATATATCAAGGCTGCTTACAGAATGGACTTTCAGAGGGTAATGCCAACCACTGGCGCAATGGCAGTTTAGTAGTGATTAACGACTAGTGACTAATTAATAAATTAAAGAAAATGGCACAATGTATTAATAAGATAGCTAAGGACTTCGGCTTTGATTGTGATGACACGATTAAGGGAGTGGAATTGAGCTTGTTGCTCTTTAACCGAGACGATATAGACTTGGCAGCTACTGTGGTAGAAGGCAATCGTGTAAAGTCCCTAGTGCTAAAGACAGGAAAGACAGCTTACAAAGTGGAATATGCCAAGGAGAGCCATATATCAGTGAGTACCAAGCCTGAAATCTCTGATGATGACTTCAATGGTCACAAGCATGCATTGGTTCTTAATCTGTATGGGAAGAGTCAGGAGGACTACGACCAGATAGATAAGATAGTAGCAGGAGCATCGGTAGTGGCAGTAGTGCAGAATAAAACCAAATCACTGGAAAATACCTTTGATGTGTATGGTTTCTATATTGGATTGGAGGCTATAGAGGGTGAAGGACGTACGAATGGGGGTGTATATAAGCTCACATTGGGAACTCCGAATAATCAGAAGGAGCCGAAGACAGCACTAAGGTGGTTGGATACAGACTATGCTACTACTAAGGGCAAATTTGACAACAAATTAGCGTAAAAATTAATGACTAATGATTAATTATCAATGACTGACTTTACAGAAGAAAGATTAAATAGCTTGTTGAAAGGAGGTTATGAGAAGGCGGTGGGAGAGGATAAAGAGACTTTCATCGCCTTTTATGCTTATCTTTTCAATGATAACACCCCTTGTGCAAGTTGTCCGCAGAAGCTGACAGGCTACTGGGATAAGTTGGCACGAGAGGGAAAGAGTAGACTTATAACAATTCAAAAAAAAAACAGCAGAAATGGCAAGAAACAAAACAAAAAACACAGACAGCACCCTACAAGAGGGAGCATTCAGATTGAGAGGGGATATACACTCCCTCGCTATGGACTTTGGTAGTAATGAGTTCTTCAATAATGACACATTGACTAATGATGTAGCCTTGAGGTATTTGTCTATTAACCCCAATAGAATCGCGAACTTTGAGAAATACCCAAAGGGTTGGGAGCAATTAGTACAGGAGTATGCTAATGCAGAACAAGGCGGAGAAACAGAGCGGGAAGAAACAGAACAAGGCGGAGAAACAGAACAAGGCGAAGAAACAGAGGAAGTAACTCAATAATTAGAGAGCAATGGCAAAGGTTACAGCAGTGGAGCTACATAGAGAGAGCAGGAGGACGGAGAGCAATAAGTATAAGGGCTATCCGTTCTTGGCCAATGGAGAGAAGAACGACTACCCAACAATGATTGAATTGTTGGTAGGCGGTTCTGCTACAGCGAGGGCTTGTGCAGGTGTGATAGCGGACTTTATCTATGGGAAAGGGTTTGCCTTGGAGGCTATGGCTCGTGCTGATGCTAAGCAGCGACGGGAGCGGTTCAGGAAGGATACACTGTATATCAATGACAAAATGGAGACTCCGAATGACTTATTGAAGAAGGTAGCAAGGAGTATATCTTACCACAAGGGGGCATTCTTGCATGTGAATTATAATCAGTTGTATCAAAAGACAAGTGTGCAGGTGCTCCCTTATCGCTATTGCCGATTAGGGGCAAAGGACAGCAACAATTACCGAGGAAAGGTTCTCATATATAACAATTGGGATAGCTTGCAGGACAAGAAAGAAATAGACAAGCAGGTAACGGCAATAGACATGTATGATCCACGTCCTGAAGTGATACAGGCACAGGTAGAGCGAGTAGGAGGTTGGGAGAACTACAAGGGGCAGGTGTATTTCTTGAACCTTGATAGAAACGATAGTTATCCGTTGGCTTGGGCAGATGTGGTGCTATTGGATTGCGAGAGTGAGATGTTATCCGCTAAATACACAAGGAATGGCTTTAAGAAGGGGTTCTTTGGAACGTATGCCTTTGTTACCTCTCCAATGGGAAGTGATGAAGAACGGGAGGAGTTCAGAGATAACTTGAGGCGCTCTATAGGAGTGGAGGCGGAGCAGAGTGTATTCCACTTTGAATTAGAGGTCAGAGGGGATAAGCTGGAGGAGCAGGTGTTAGTCAAACCTATAGAGAGTAATGTAAAGGCTGATTTGTTTGAGTATGCAGACAAGAAGACCGCTAATAACATTAGGAAGACCTATGGAAATATCCCCCCAGTGCTGATTGATTATGTAGAGGGCAAGCTGGGTAACACATCAGGAGAGAGTCTGAAGGAAGCACGTATATTCATGCAGGAGCAGATGCAGGAGGAGCGGCA